CCGTTCTTGAGCTTGAAGGCCAACGATCAGCGCACTATCATTGAGCAGTTGTTGGGCATCACTTTGCTGAGTGAACGTGCTGACGCAATCAAAGAACTCAACCGGCAAACCAAGGATGCTATTCAAACAGAAGAATTCCGAATTCGTGCTGTTCAAGAAGCCAACAAACGTATCGAAGAACAGATTGAAAGTTTAAAGCGTAGGCAAGTGCTTTGGCAAAAGAAGTACGACAGTGACTTGGCTTATCTAGTTGGCCAATACGATGATCTAGCCAAGATTGACATTGAAGTAGAACTGCTGGCTCACAAAGATCTAGCTGTGTGGTCCACAAGAAAACAACAACAAGATGCCTACACTGCTCTTGTGAGTCGACAAACTGCGTGGAAACAAAAACAACACCGAGACATTGGTGAGTTGGAATCGACCTACAACAAGCTCAGCCACATTGACATTGCAGCAGAACTGCAAGCACATACCAACTTGGCTGCTTACACCCAGCGAGCCAAAGACATTGTGGACCTTGAAAAATACATTGCTAGGTGTTTGGCGGATGAAGTCAAAGAACAAAAGATCATTGACAAGTTAAAGGCCGAGATTGAGGAACTGAAGAATCACAAGTGCTATGCTTGTGGACAAGACTTCCACGACACCAACCATGAGTCTGTACTATCAGCCAAAGAAAAAGCTCTACAAGAAGCAGCCTTGCAAGCCCTATCTACCAATACACAATGGATGACAAACACTGATGCACTACGGGCATTGGGCAGTCTTGGTACCAAGCCAACAACACACTATGCAACAGAAGCAGAAGCTATTCGCCATTCTAGCGAGTTGGAAAACATTCAGCACAAGATTGATGCCAAACGTGCAGAAACAGATCCCTATGCCGAGCAGTTGGCAGAACACACAACTGTAGACGTTGGTACACAACCTGTCACACATTATGATACTGAAACACAGGCAATTGATCATCGCAGTCGCATGAACACACTGCTCACACAGATCAATAACAAAGCACAAGAAACTGATCCGTATACAGAACAAATTACTGAAATGCAGCAACAGGCTCTGCAGGTTGTAAGTTATGATCACTTGAATGAACTCACTAGAGTGCAGGAACATCAAGACTTTTTGCTCAAACTGCTCACAAGCAAAGACAGTTTTGTACGCAAAAAGATCATTGACCAAAATTTGAGTTACTTGAATGCAAGACTCACACACTACTTGGATCGCATTGGCTTGCCACACACAGTGAAGTTCATGAACGACCTAACTGTGAGCATTGAGGAACTGGGTCGTGAACTGGACTTTGATAACCTATCACGTGGTGAACGCAACAGACTGATCTTGAGTATGAGTTGGGCGTTCCGTGATGTTTGGGAAAGTTTGTATTCGCCCATCAACTTGTTGTTTATCGACGAACTGATCGACAACGGTCTGGACACGCAAGGTGTAGAGAATGCGCTGGCCTTGCTGAAGAAAATGAGTCGCGAACGTCACAAATCAATTTGGCTTGTGAGTCACCGAGATGAGTTGGCTGGCCGTGTGGAGAACATTCTCAAAGTGATCAAAGAGAACGGCTTTACCAGTTACAATACTGATGTAGAACTTGCATAATTTAGCATTGTAGGCATATTTTTTAATCAATCAACTGTAAGGCATAACTATAACGCAAGGATAAATCGCATACAACACATGACATGGCTATATCAAGATACCCCAATTGAGACGTTGCCCGAAGAGTGTGTGGGATTTGTTTACTTGATCACAAATAATCTCACTGGACGCAAGTACATAGGCAAAAAATTAGCAAAATTTTCGAAGACAACATACAAGACTGTAACGCAAAAAAACGGCACAAAGAAGCGGAAGAAGATACGCTCCAAGATCGATAGTGATTGGAGAGAGTACTATGGGTCAAGCCCAGAATTAACCGCAGACGTAATCACTTTAGGCACCGAAAACTTCACCAGAGAAATACTTTACTATTGTAAATCAAAATCAGAATGTAGTTACATTGAAGCAAGAGAACAGTTCACAAGAAAAGTATTAGAATCACAAGATTATTATAACGGGCATATCCAGGTTAGGGTACACGGAAGTCACATCATTGGTAAACTATGACAAAACTTGACTACAATAAAACCAACAAAAGCGACACTGCGTTTTTGAACGACCCTTATTGGACCAACCCAAAAACTGGATTTGATCAAGCATGGCACAATCAAAGAACAAAACTCAGGCAGCATCTAGGCATCCATAAAGACCACAACTGGGAAATTGTCAACAAACCAACAGGACCGCATGCAGGCAAAGTGATTTGCAACACATGTGGCGGTAAGTTTGTGAACTGGATTCCCAAAGGTTATATTAATCCTAACACTTAAGGTTGGCGGGCCAGTTTGTAATACCGCTGTGGAAAAACCAGGCAAATAAAACCTGGACACGTGACATATTGATGCACTCCCCTGGGTAAATCCCAGTATCCTGAAAAATTGGAAGTGAGTCTGAGGCTAGAAACATAGGGCCGACGCATTGATATAGTATGAATGTTAGCATACGAAAAACCGTGCTGAGAAAACTTAAACACTAGGAACGAGGTTTAAGGTAGCGCAAGCGATGTCGACGTAGGTTGGGAAAGGTCAGAGCCCATCAGCGCAACGGTAAAAACACCTACTTCCAAAGTCTTGGCTGGTGATACTCACATGAAGACACAGACGGAACCATGCAAACGGTTCCGTCTGACCAGATTAATCTACATGAATACTTAATCGCTTCGCTCTTTGAAGTCAACTACATTAACGAGCGACAGCGAAGTTAATAGATGTGCGCAGCACATCTTGAGTGTTAGAGATTAGTGTCTGGCCAATCTCTAAACAGAGCATGTTGAATGTTACCCGAGACGAATTGATTGAAACTTTTGTGTTTGACTTCGAGTTCGCCTTCAAGAGGTGCCACACGACGGAATGCCAAGTCCATCTGGCCCATGTCACGAAACTCCATGATGATCATCCACTCTGGCATGTTTGCGATTGAACGGAACCCCATCTTGCAGCGTGTGATTCTGTAGGATACCATCTTGTCTTCAGAGATCAAATGATCAAAAAAACTCTTCATGCCGTTGACCCAGTCAAGGTCTGAGATGTCGCCTTCTTTGTCTGCCCAAATTGTGTATAAATCCATAGTTACTCCAGTGGTCCTAGTATTTTAAATCCTTCAAGATTGAACATGTAAGATTCAACCGATTCAAAGTACATGCGTTTAAATCCGCGATCTCGATAAATCGCACATTCATTTTCAAAACTTTGTATGCCCAATCTTAGTTTGGGATTTCGATAGTCCCAGGCGTGATGATCACATACCACGCTGTACTCATCCCAAACACGATACATGCTCCAAGCCACTAGTTTGCCTTGATCTTGATAGCCCCAAACTTCAGTGCCGGGTACAAAAAATCTGCCCGGCACCATTGGCATCACACTGTGAAAATTTTTATGGGCACAATAAGCCCGATATATTCTCTGAATGTCATCCACGGGCACAGGATCCAGCAGTTTGCAATCAAGATTGGATTGATATGTGATCTCTAGCAAATCAATGTATGCAAACATCATGCTCATTTGCGAGGATCCTGTCTGTGTTGAAACAGGCCCTGCAGGTACTCTTCTGGCCAGTTATGATAAAATCCCTTGCTGGCCATCAAGCGGGCTTTGGTATTTAGATCACTGAGACTTTGCACTAAGGCCAAAGCATAAGTTCCTTGATTCATACACACGCCGTTGACTATTTCTGCATCATCAGGATGATCTTCTAGTGCAATCATGTCTCTGAGCAACAGCACTTCCTGGTTGACCAATTCAATGCTGCTAGACAACATGTGATGATTCCACTCTTTAGGATCATAAACATAGATAACAACTTCTCGATCTCCCATGCCCTGTCGCCCACGATTTTTCAAATCGTAGTAGGGGTCAACACCAAGATACACTGCATAGCTTTTTTTTAGTCGTGCTGCCCGTGCATACGGACAGGGAGAAAAGCCGCCCAAGGCCGGATGCGGAACTTCCAAGAAGTTCGCAATCCATGATTCTATATCGGCTCGTACTTGTTCAATTTCCATTAGAAGAACGGTAATTTGCTTGACTTGGTGGTCTCAAGATTTTCTTTGATCAGCTTGGCCAGCAAATCGCGTTCTTGAGAGCTCATCTGCAACACATCTTCGTAGCTGGCACCGCCACGCATGTACCAAGACATTTTTAAACTTTGCTGTCTAATATCTTTGGCCTCCTGATCCATGCGATCTACCATGGTAGATATCTCCTCCGTGGAAGCTGTCAGGAGGCGACTCCGAAAAAAGCAGCTTGGTCCAAGGTAAGATTTTGATTCCACTTGTGATCACAGTGAGAACAGGTCACCCCAACTGATTCAATTTCACTCTTCTGTCGTAGATCAATGATGTGATCTCGTATTTCTGTAAAAAATTTACGATCACAATTGACCAAGAACTCTTGAATAAACTCAGGCTCTGTGACCAGACTCTGCGGAGTACGAATACTGGCAATGCTGTACTTCAGAGTTTCAATTGTGAGGTTGGTAATTTTTTGCAGAGTTTCGTTGAGTTGCTCAATTTTTTGGTCATCGGTCAGCTGGTCAGACATCTGTATCTGTTGAATCACTCGCTGCTGATCAAACTGTTTGATGTTGGTTTCGTTCTGATGCTGGTAGGTGATTGGAGTGAATACAATTTCCAAATCACCTTGCTGGATTGCAGTGTTGTAGTCTGGGCATGATAACTTGTCCAGCACCCCTCTAAGATCCAGTACAAAATCACTTTCAGTTTCACAGTTGGGACACTTGATGGTCATTTCCAGTTCATGTCCATAGCTGGCGATTCTGATGGCTACCAAAATTGCGTTCAAATCACAGCCTGGCATGCTCCAAGCATCACGTATAGCAGGAATACAACTTTGAATCACATTTACCACGGCCTGTCCGTTGAACAGTGCATCTGGTGTACGGTATGTGATTTCATCAATAGCAGTCATGGGATAAACTGGCAATTCCTTGTTGGGGGGCATGCCAATAGCAGTTTGATCCCAGTATTGTCCTAGTG